CGGGTTCGGGGGGCGGGACAGCCATGCCGACCTGGGCTGAAGTGATCCAGATGGAGAGCGACATTGCTGCGGCAAATGCTGATGTGAACCGCATGGCCTACGTGCAGAACGCCAAGATGCGTGGTCACTTCAAGAGCGCCCAGAAGTTTGCAGGCACCAATGGTGCGCCGATCTGGGAAAGCGACAACACCGTGAACGGTTACCGTGGCGAGGTCACCAACCAGATCAAAGATGGCGACGTCTTCCACGGTGATTTCGGCAACGTCCTTGTCGGCATGTGGGGCGGGCTCGACATCACCGTCGACCCGTACACCCATAGCCGCCGCGGCCGCCTGCGGATCGTCTGCATGCAGGACGCCGACTATGTGCTGCGGCATCCCGCGGGCCTCTGCTACGGCACCGACGCCAGCTAAACGGCTGAACCTCTTTTCCTGGCCCGCGTAGAGCCAGGTTCTCTTTCTCCAATTGAAGGACTGAAAAAATGAGCGATCAGAAAAAGGCGCCCAAATCGAAATACACCGTGACCAGCGCATTCGTCTGGGATGGCGGGATCAAAAAACCGAAAGATACCGTGGAGCTGACAAAAACCGAGGCGCACGGCCTGATCAAGCGCGGCAAGATCGATGAACCGAAGCGGGGCCGGGGTAAGCAGGCCGCGACCAGCGAAGAGTGATGGCAGGGCCTGCCTGGGAAAACCCCGACGCCTTCCTGCAGCTTGACGACTTTGCCACCATGGCAACCGTCACGCCGCGGGAAGGCGTTCCCCGTGAAATCCGGGGCATTTTCGACGAGCCGTATTTCAACACGCAAATCGGCGAATATGAGGCTGACGCGACCCAGCCGCGTTTCACCTGCAAAGAGTCAGACGTTGCCGACTTGCAGGCCAAGGACGGCGTCGAGATCGACGGTAAGTCCTACTTGCTGCTGACGGGGTTGCAGCCTGACGGAACCGGCTTTGCCGTTCTGAGCCTGGCAGCGGTGTCGTGAGCCCATGCTGCCCCTTGAGATTGATACCGACGGGCTGAAGCGCATAGCCGACGAGTTCGCGGCCAGCGAAAAAGAGTTGAGCTTCGCCTATTCCCGCGCATTGCGCCGCACGGCTCAGACCATGAAGACCCGGGCCCGCAAGGGGCTGCGCACAGAGTTGAAGCTGCGCACGGCTGCCGAGCTGCGCAAGCGCTTGCAGGGGTTTCGTTTCAAGCGGGGCAAGGGGCTTGGGGAGGTCAAAATGTGGTTTGGCCTGAATGACATGCGCGTGTCTGCTTTCAAAGGCAGGGCATCCCGCACCGGCGCCGGTGCGTCGTTTGCGGGGCACGATTTTCCCGGGGCGTTTATCGCCCGCAACCGCAAGGGGCGCCCGACGGTCATGCGCCGCGCCACCGCAAAGGCTTATCCGATCCGGGAGGAGCGCATGCCTATCGAAGACAAGGCGCAGAGGTACATTGAGGACGAGGTTTTCAACGAGATGGAAGAGGTGTTCTTCAAGCACTTTCGGGCCGAGGTGCGTGCGAAAACCCTTTACGGAGCTGGAAAACATACCAAGGCGTGGAAAGGGGTTAGCTGATGGTCGACAATCTCGACTTGAACGCGTTGCACGAGGCTATCCTCGACAAGATCCGGGCGCAGTTCCCTGCACTTGAAACCGTTGAAGACTATGACGCCGACCGCAAGGAACTGGAAGTGCCCGCGGTCCTGCTTGAGCTGGTGGATATGGAAGCGGCGCCGGATGCCGACGGCGGCAGCGGGCAGCTGCCTGTCGTCTGCAAATGGGCGGCACGGGTGGTCTTCAGCTTCGCGCAGGAAAATGTACAGCGTGAGATCCGAAAACTGGCCGGAGCCCTGGGTGTTCTGGTGCATCAAAACCGATGGGGGCAGCCAGTGAGCCCGGCTACGGTGACGGTCATAGGGCCGGATGCATTCGACCCGGCTTTCGACAAGTTCGAGGTCTGGGCCGTCGAATGGGATCAGCAGATAGACCTGGGCGAAAACGTGTGGTCCGGTGAGGGCATTACCCCGGACCGGGTCATGGTCGGTTTCTCCCCTGATACGGGCCCCGGAAATGAGCCGACATACCAAGAACTGCCAGGGGGCGCGGCATGACCTACGGGACAGCACGCGGCGAGCAGATGCGCGAGGGCATTGTCCGCTTTGGCGTTGTGACCGCTGTTGATGCGGCGGCGGCCCGGGCCAAAGTGACCTTTGGCGGGGAGAGTGAAAGCGGCTGGATACCTTGGAAGGCAGAGCGGGCCGGTGCGGTAACAATCTGGGCGCCGGTGTCTGTTGGCGAGCAAGTGATCGTGGTTTCGGAATCTGGCGACACGGCAAATGGCATCATTATGGGGTCGGCCTTCAGCCAGCAGAACCCGGGGGCGGCGGGGAGCGAGGGGCTGTACAAAATTCAAGTCGGGCCGTCGTCTATCGAAATCGACGCAAGCGGGGTGCGGATTAAAGCCCCCCAGATTGACCTGAATTGATGCCAGGGGTTTCGCGTATAGGGCAAGACACTGCTGGTGGCACCATCGACGAAGCATTGGCGCCTTCTGTTCGGATCAATGGCAGCGCAGTTGCTGTGCTGGGTTGCGCAGTAGCACCCCACGGAATTGGAGTGCATGCGGGTCCAATTATGGCCACTGCCAGTGATACTGTCTTCGCCCAAGGGACTGCTGTTTGCAGGCAAGGTGACTTGGCTTCTTGCGGTCATGCCGCATCTGGGTCTGCAAATGTTCGAGCAGGTGGGTAACAGGTGAGAGGGCCAGAGCTTTTGTTTGCGGCGCTTTGACGAAACCACAAAGTAGCCAAGAGAACCGGGGTTTCAGTTCGCTAGCGTGTTTCTATGTAGGTTATCCCACTGAACGAGACTTCGTCTTTCCCTGTAAGCTCAGCAATCACACCCATATCCCCTCTAAATCTCATCTCTAAAAGGTAGTTGTCGCGTCCAAGTTGAGGGAAAGTGACTGTCCCTGAATATGAAGCAGCCCCATCTTCACTACGCTTTATTTCGTAAATCGGCTCAACATCGACTTGCCTTTCACCGACGGATATCGAGATGTCCGGCCGAGGCATGCCTTCAAGACCAATGACAACATCACTCACGGGTGCGAGCACCTGGACCCTAGTCTTAATAACGGCTGTAAAGTGTGCTTCTGTTGATTCGTAGAAGTACGGACCCAGACCGTTCTCAAAGCATAGTTCTTTAGCGTTAGCTCGCTGGGCCCTTAAATAGCTTTCGACACGGTATGTTGTCGTACCCTCGCGTAGAAGACGCCCGCCTGCCAGCGCTCCAAATGGTTCAAGTTTTTTGCCAGAGCATGCAAAATGAGCGCCGAATTCAACTTTACTAGCGACTTCTAACTGCCTGTCCGGATCAGATGAGTACGAAGACATACTATCGCTCTGCCTATCGACCGTTTGGTAGGGCGTGCCACCTAAGCCATGAATGTAAGTCGCGGCAGAGATCCAAATCTCTTGTTCATTCACGATCCCTTTTGCCAACCCCATCGAACGTTGATGAGCTGCCACGGCGGAGAGAATGGCGTCAGCAACCCAGCTAAATTCCGACGTGCCGACGTCGGGCGATGCGATTTCATAGTGGTCGGCGTCAAAAGCAAAACTTTCAGTGCAAGTCCCATCTATTCGGGACAACGGCACGATTACACCCCACGGACGTGTTCTCTGTCTTTCATAACCGCAAGCAATCGGAAACCGTCGGCTTTTTCCAAGCTCCACCAACATCTGTCTCCAACGCGTGGTTAGATCAATCAGCATAGAGTTTCTTTCGATTGACCTCAGATCCGAGATGATCCCGCAACGCCCGGTTCCAGGCAGCCTTGACCCTATGTCTGCAAGTGCAGCCCCATCAGCAGGCGTACCCAGCATTACTACGCCTGCAACTTTTTCTCTGCGGTCCGGAGATAGGTCGACGAGTATTTTCTTCGTAACCAAACCGCCGAAACTATGGGCGACAAAGACGATCCGGTCATAACTTGTGAACACTCGTTGAGCGTCCAAGTCTCGAGTAATTCGTTGTGCAATTTCGGGCAAAGTAAACTTTGTGCAGAAATTTGCAGGGTAGTTCACTAGTATCATCGTATCATTGGACAGGCCGCCGCGGACCAGATCACTCCACCGAACCCCAGCTAAAGCTTCGGGTAATGAGGGGCTACCTGCTTCGTTTCGAAAGGCTGTACTGGAACTGCTTCGATATCCGTGAAGAAACACCAAAGCGGTTTTACTGTTTCCTGAGATCAAGACTTCAGCTTGTGCAAAAGCAGGGGTGCCGGTCGCGCCGCAAATAAACAGAGGCGCGCAAACCAGGATCACCACTTGTAAGAAACGTTTCATATCGCACCTCGAACAATGCTACTGGTAAACAACGTAAATACAACCTGTGCGCAAACTCACAGAAAGCGCAACGCAGGGCACTCTGCCTTCATCTCACATAGATTGCCGCCTCGGCATAAAAAACGGTGTTGACGGACACACTGAGACTACAGGTGTGCTTCACGCTTTCGACGACGCCTTGAACTGTGCTTCCGCTGGTTCTGTTGTGTACTTCTACGTCTTCACCCACTCGTGGAACCAACACTGCACCGTTAGTTTGAACCGCTATGGCGTCGATAGTGTTTCCGTTGCTATCGATCTGAAGATAAAGAACATTTGTGATGTAATCTTTGTAGTCGACTACTTCGCGTCCAGTTGCATCATTCCGTTCAGACACAGGTGTTTCTCCCTATCCGTCAAACTTGAACTTCACCCATCCTCCGCAATTTAGGGCTGAATTTGCGACTGGCAAATGCTCGGAAAACTGCCAGAGGTGGAGAAGGCAGAACCGGACGCAAGATCGCCCCATGAATGGCATCGACGCATCCAACGGCAAGCGGCTTTCTGGCCTGGCGCATTTGCGTCAGTCGGTGCGCGATATCCTGACCACCCCTATCGGAACCCGTGTGATGCGCCGGGACTATGGCAGCCGCCTCTATCAGTTGGTGGACGCCCCGATGAACGACGCCACCCGCCTCGACATGATGGCGGCGACCTATGAGGCGCTAGAGACCTGGGAACCGCGCCTGCAGCTGGACAGCGTGAATGTGAAAATGCCGGTGCCAGGCAACGTGCTGGTATCTCTGCAGGGGGTGTATCTCCCCAATGGTCGGCCGGTGACACTTGACGGAATTGAGGTGCGCTGATGGCTGGCGGATTTTCGGCAATCAATCTTTCACTGCTGCCGCCGCCGGAGGTGCTGCAGGCGGTGGACTACGAGGCCATGTTCGCTGCCATGCTGGCAGATCTGCGGGGCCGGGATCCGGCATTTGACGCACTGGTCGAAAGCGACCCGGCTTACAAGATCCTTGAGGTGGCGGCTTATTGGGCAACCCTGGCCATTCAGCAGATGAACGATGCGGCGAAAGCCGTAATGCCTGCTTATGCGACCGGCAGCGATCTGGACCAAATTGCCGCCCGGTACGGCGTTGCCCGGCTAGTCATAGACCCGGGCGATGCAGCAGCCTTGCCGCCAGAGCCTCCGATTCTGGAAAGCGACAGTGATTTCCGCCGCCGCATGCTGCTTGCCTTTGAAGGCATGAGCACCGCCGGGCCGGTGGGGGGCTATATCTTCCATGCGCTGGGCGCGGATCCGGACGTTGCAGACGCAAGCGTGCAGAGCCCGGTGCCTGGCGAGGTCCTTGTCACCGTATTGTCGCGTACTGGCGACGGGACGGCCGGGGCGGAGCTTCTGGATACTGTTTCTGCCGCCCTGAACGCAGAGGACGTGCGGCCGCTGACGGATCTGCTCACAGTGCAGAGCGCTGCAATTCTGTCCTATGCGATTGATGCCACTTTGACCGTCTACCCTGGGCCAGACAGTGCTGTTGTCCGCCAGGCGGCGGAGAGCGCGGCCGCCGCATACGCCGCAGAACAGCACCGGCTGGGCCGGGACGTGACCCTTTCAGGGGTTTATGCGGCCCTGCATCAGCCGGGGGTGCAGAATGTGGCTTTGGCCAGCCCGGCGGCGGATATTGCGGCCTCTGATGGCGAGGCAGCCTTCTGCACCGGTATTACCGTGACTGTAGGGGGCACCGGTGTCTGATAGCTTGCTGCCCCATAACGCGACAGAGCAAGAGCGCGCCCTTGAAGCCGTGACCGGCCCGGCCCAGGCGCCGCCGGTGCTGCTGCGCGCATTGTGGAGCCCGGATAACTGCCCGGTGGCGCTTCTGCCGTGGCTGGCCTACGCGTTCTCTGTCGACGTCTGGGACCCTGCATGGCCGGAAGAAACCAAGCGGGAAGTGACCCGCCGCAGCTTCGAAGTGCACCGGGTGAAAGGGACCCGCAAGGCCGTTGAAAGGGCTCTGTCCGCACTGGGCTTCAATGTCGATCTGTCTGAGTGGTTCGAACATGGCGGCGTGCCGCATACGTTTCGAATTGATGCCTTTGGAGACGAGGTTTTCGAGGCCGGGTATCAGATCGACGCGGCGCTCTTTCAGCGGGTTGCCGAGCTGATCGAAACTGTAAAGCCAGCCCGGGCCCATTTCGCCCTGCGCGTCGGCGAGGGGTTCGACAGCGGTGTCGGTGTCGGCACCGGCATTCGGGCCGTGCAGGTTTCCCACGCGGAAAACCACCCGGAGCCGCGGCCCAGCCTGGCGCAGGCGGTAGCCGGGTTGGCGCTGGGCACGCGCGCGCGGCAAATCAGCGTTCATTTCCACGATGTGATAGGGAGGCTTGAGGCCTGATGCCATCGACACTTTTAACCGACGTTGCTGTTGCAAAAATCGCTGCTGCAGCCGGATCCGGTTCCGCGGTCGCGATCACTCACATAGCGCTGGGCGATGGGAATGGCGCAAACTATGAGCCGGGTTTTGAACAGACGGCGCTGCAGCGTGAACTGGCCCGCGAGCCTATCGTGAAACGCCACTTGGCCGATGATCACACCTGGCGGGTCAAAGCCGAATTCGGGCCGGAAACCCCCGCGTTTTATGTGCGGGAAATGGGGTTCTTTGACACGGACGGAGACCTGATCGCCGTCTTTGCCGGTGGAGATCTGCAGGCGCGCCAGACAGGGGCCATTTCGTATCTGGTCGACCACGTGCTGAACTTCTCGCGCGTGGCTGAGGGCGTTGTCATTGTGGATGCCCCTGATGACGAGTTGTTCGGCCTGGCAGTCAGCACCGGCATCGCCCTTGCAAACATCCAATACGAACAATTGCGGCAGGCTGACAGGCTGCGCCGCATGACCGGCAGCTATTAAGGAGGGCCAGATGACCACCACGGAACAAATCAACGATCTGATCGCCGGATTTACCGACCTGAAAACCTTCTTTGAAGGTGAGCGGCAGCGGCTTGAAGATGCCCGTTCGAACCTGACCAACGATCTCTACATCAAAATCTATGTCGACGAGATCAACGGGGCAGAGGGCGGCGACGGGTCCCTTGCCAGCCCGTTCAACAGCTTGGACACCGCGCTCTTGAGCCTGAAGCAAGGCCAGTCAGCCGAGTTCAGGCTGTTGAGCAACGCCACTCTTAACCGGCGCCACGACGACGACAACACCACTTATCGTTTCTCCGGCCGGGTGGCAGATGACAGCGGTGCGGCGCTGCGTGCTATTACCGTCGCCCCGGTCGCCGAAAACAGCGTGAATGACACTGGCGGTCTCACCGGGTCGATTATGAAATTCTGCACGTTCGTTTCTATCGAGCTGAAAATGCCGGATAATGACCCCGCCTTGTTCTCTTCAGTTCTGAACTGCTCCGGGTTTCTGGGCGTCGCGTTCCGAAACTGCGAAATCGACGGCGTGAGCGGCGACGTGCCGCTGATCGGTTCAGTTTCCGGGGGCTTCTCGCTTGGCCTCAAATCGACAACCTACGCGGCCATGAATGGGCGTTGGGTTGAGGGCTTTGCCTCAGGCGTTGCACTGACTGCTGACGCCGCCGGGGGCCTGATTGATCCGTCTATCACCAACTAACCGGAGGCAAGCATGCTTACTCTTGAGCACAACGGAAAAACCTATGCCAATTGGACGGCCGCGGACCTTGCGGCCGCTGGTGTACCGCAGCAAGTGATTGACGCAGTACCGGCCCAAATGCGCCTGAAGAAGATCAAGGCGGAGTGCCGTCGCCGCATCTATGAAGCGCAAAGCGCTGAAAGCCAGATGAACATGGCTACCGCTGCCGCAGTAATCTCAGGCAAGGCCGTGGACGCCCGCACTGCGGAAGAGGCTGGGATCCTCGACGGCGTCGGCCAGGCGCTGGACTGGGTGACCGCCATGCGCAACGCGGTCGATGTTCTGGCAGCAGATCCAGCATCCGACTATTTGGCCGATGCAGCTTGGCCGCCGCTGCCTGCTGCGGTTCAGAACGTGGTCGCGCTTTACTGATCACCATCTGCATCCTGCCTTAGGCCCTTCCTCTGGCGCGGCAGAAATTCCGCCAGAGGGAGGGCCTCTCCGTTTCCGCCATCCTCACAGCAACACGCAATTTGCAGCGAGGATGAAATGGCTGGTTTTCTCCACGGCGTCGAGGTGCTCGAGATCGACACGGGCGCGCGTCCGATCCGCACCATTGCCACAGGCGTTATTGGTATCGTCGGCACCGCGCCGGGGGCCGATGCAGATGCCTTTCCCCTGAACACGCCCGTTCTGGTCGCTGGCAGCCGCCTTGAGGCGGCAAAGCTGGATGTGACATCTGACGGTTCCGGCGGTGGCACTCTGGCAGGTGCCTTGGACGGCATCTTTGACCAGATCGGCGCGGTGGTGATTGTGGTTCGCGTCGAAGAAGGGGTCGACGAGGCGGCCACGATGGCAAACGTCATTGGCGGCGTCGACGGCAATACCGGGCAATTCGAGGGCGTGCATGCGCTGGCAGGTGCCGAAAGTGTTGTCGGTTTCGCCCCGCGCATCCTCTGCGCCCCTGGCTGGACCCATCAGCGCCCCGAAGACAGCGGCAACCCGGGTACGCACCTTGCAAACCCGGTTGTTGCCGAGCTGGAAGGCATTGCCGACCGCATCGGCGCGGTGATCATCGCCGATGGCCCCAATACCACCGATACCGCCGCACAGATCTATGCGGGGGATTGGGGTACCTCTGGCCGGATCTATGTTGTCGACCCGTGGGTCAAGGTTGCGGACAGTGACGGCAATCCTGTCGATGAACCCGCATCGGCCCGTGTCGCCGGTGTGATTGCCCGCACTGACAATGATGAAGGCTTCTGGGTTTCCCCGTCGAACAAGGGCATTTTCGGGATCATTGGCACGTCGCGCCCGGTTGATTTCAAACTGGGTGACCAGTCGAGCCGCGCGAACCTGCTGAATGCAAACGACGTGGCGACCATCATCCGCCAGGACGGCTACCGGCTTTGGGGCAATCGCGCCCCGACTGCGGACCCGAAGTGGCAGTTCCTTTGCGTGCGCCGCACCGCAGATGTGCTGAATGAAAGCATTCAGCGGTCCCATATGTGGGCCGTCGACCGGGCGATTACGAAAACCTACATGGAAGACGTCGTCGAGGGCGTGAACGGCTTTATCGCTCTGCTGGTCGCCCAGGGGGCTCTGCTGGGCGGCAACTGCTGGGCGGACCCGGATCTGAACACCCCTGCCGGCATCCAAAACGGCCAGGTGTGGTTCAACTTCGATTTCACACCGCCTTACCCGGCTGAGCGGGTGACCTTCCGCTCGCACCTGACAAACCAGTATATCGCGGAGGCTCTGGGCTGATGGCTATCACTGACATTCTCAAGAATTATACGCTGTTCGTCGATGGCCGCGGGCAGGCTGGCAAGATGGGAGACTATATCCCGCCCAGCCCCTCGGTGGCCGCGGAAGAATACCGGGCTGCCGGGATGAATGCGCCCATTGATATCGACATGGGCCAGGAGAAAATGACCACCTCCTTTGTACTGAAGAATTACCCGGCAAAGGTGCTGGCCCTTTGGGGCTTTGCCCCCGGCCGCCTCATTCCCGTGACCGCCCGCGGAGCCCTGGAAAGCGAGGACGGAACCGTTACGCCGGTGATCCACAACATGCGCGGCAAGATCATCCAGCCCGACCGGGGCACGTGGTCGCCGGGCCAGTCGGCCTCACTGACTGTCAACATGACTGTCGAATACTTCAAAGAAGCCATCGGTGGCGAGGTGATCACCGAAATCGACGTGATCAACATGGTGCGGATTGTTGGCGGGGTGGATCAGCTCGCAGAGCAGCGCGCCGCGCTGGGCATCTAAGTAGCGAGCGGCCCGCCGGGCATTCGCACCGGTGGAAGCTGGTACAGCGGACCGCTCTATCCCACCCCGGTTTGATTGGGACCTTAACAGTATAGAGCGACAGCTGCGGCTGTCCAAGTAAGGAGGGGCCGCGGCCCGCTGACTGAGAACAAAACACTCGACAACAAACGCGGGCCGCTTTTCTTCCACTCACGTGAAGGCTTGAGAAGTAGAGCGGCTGCAGCAGAAGTCCAGTTAAGGAGAACCTATGGAAAAGAAACTCCCCAAGTACATGAAGCTTGAAACCAACGGTGATGAAGACCGCGTCACCGTGACCCTGCTGAAGGGCATCAAGGTGGACGGCGAGACCCACCAAACGCTGACGCTGCGCGAGCCTTCGGTCGGTGACAACATCGCGGCTCGGGAAATGGGCGACAAGGACAGCGCAATGTCCGAGGTGATCCTGATTGCGAACCTGGCCGAAGTTCCGGCCGACGCGATCCAAGGCGCCAAAATGAAAGATTACAGCCGCCTGCAGGAGGCGCTGGATTTTTTGAATGGCTGAAGCCTGAAACCGCGCGCGACTGTGTTTTGCAGCTGGCGCGCGCGACCAAATGGTCAAAGGCCGAAATCACCGCAATGACAGCGCGCGAATTGATTTGGTGGCTGAGGGGGCTGGATGAAAAAGCAACGTCTTAGCGCCGATATCACCATTGGCGGCGTTCTCGAGAAATCCTTCAAAAAGAATATCGGCCTGATCCGCTCCGGCTTCGAGAGCGTCGGAGACAGCATCAAGTCGGTGAGGGCGCGGCAGAAAGAACTGTCGCGCCAGCGCGCCGATCTGATCAAGCAGGGCAAATCCGTAGAGGCCCTGGACCGGGAATACGAAGACCTCGAGCGCACCCTCGAGCAGCTGATCGCAAAGCAGAAGCGCTGGGAGCGCGCAATGCGCGACAGCAGGCGCGTCGGCGAGTCCTTCAGCAAGATGACCGACAATATCGGGCGCCTCAGCCGCCGCATGGCCCTGGGCGTTGCCGCGGCCGGTGCCGGTGTATTCACTCTTGCCAGCTCCACTGCAGAGTATGGCGACAACGTCGCCAAGACTGCGGGCAAGCTCGGTATCGGGATCGAGGCGCTGCAGGAATACCGCTATGCTGCGGAACGGTCTGGTGTATCGGTCAGCACTTTCGATAGCTCGGTTACTGCCATGCAAAAGCGCCTGGGGGAGGCCGTCAAAGGCACCGGCGCGGCAAAGAAGGCTTTGGACCAGATCGGGCTGAGTGCAAACGATCTGGTGCGCATGGGGCCGGAAAAGGCGCTGGGCGCTATTTCGGACAAGTTAAACCAGATCGAGAACCCCGCCGAACGGGCAGCGCTGGCCGCAGCGCTGTTCAGCCGGTCGGGCATCGGTATGGTCAATATGCTGGGCAGCGGTTCAAAGGCGCTCGAGCAGCTGCGCATGGATGCCCGGCGCACCGGCTATGTGCTGAGCGAACAGGCGGCCCGGGACGCGGAGAAATTCGCAGACGCGCAGCTCGACGCCCAGCTGACAATCAAAGGGCTGAAAAACACCATAGGCGCCGAGCTGATGCCGGTGGTGTCCCGGTCCATGAAGCAATTCAGCGCTTGGGCCGTGGCGAACCGCGAAGACATTGTGCAGTTTGCAGATACGGCAGCCACCAAGCTCGAGGCGGCGCTGCCGGTGATCGGCCAGGTGGCGGAGGGGATGGGCAAGGTTTCCAGGCAGGTCGGTGCAGTGATTTCCAAGGTGGCCGAAATGGTCGGCGGCTGGGAGAACTTCGGGATCCTTGTTGGTACCGTCCTGGCGGGCAAAACGCTGGCAAGCGTGGTGAGCTTTGGTGTGGCAGTGGGGCGCCTGGGGCTGTCTATGGCCCGCCTGACAGCCGCCACGCCGTTGGTGGTTGGCGGGATCAAGGCGATAGGTGCTGCGTTGCTGATGAACCCTATTGGCCTGACAGTTGCGGCAATCGCCGGATCCGCGGCACTCATCTACAAAAACTGGGACAAGGTCGGCCCATGGTTCGGCGAGCTGTGGGGAGGCGTGCAGGAAACCTTCGAGGGCTTTACCGGTTTTGTCGGGGGCGTTTGGCGTGGGGACTGGAAGGCCGCCGCCGCCGGAGCCCGCAAAGCTTGGGGCGGCATTAAGGGCTATTTCTCGACCCTTTGGGATGGGGTCGGCGCTGTGTTCAGGGGAACCTGGGAGAATGTCATCAAGCCGGTGACCGACGCTCTGGGCTGGACTGACGGTATCATCTCAGCCTGGGAGAGCGTCAAAACCGGCCTGCAGACGGTTCTGGATTGGCTGGGGCAGAAATTTGATTGGCTGATGGGCAAACTGCAGCCTGTCCTCGACGGGCTGACCTGGCTGCGGGACAAAGGCACCGGGGCCGTCGAAGGCATCAAAGGTATCGGTTCAAGCATTGGCGACTTCTTCAGTGGTGAGGAGGATCCGGGGCAAAGCGGATCAGCACCAGCAAACCCGCGCAGCGGCCGCGCCAGGCCGCGGCATATCTCCGGGTCCTTTCTTGGGGGAGATATCGGCAGGGGCTTCCGCCGGGTCGGCGAGCAGGGGCCGGAAACGATCTGGAACTCGAAAGGGGCCTATGTCGCCCATGCTGGCGCCACCGAGCGGTTGGCCCGGATGGCATCCCGCGCAGAGCCGTTGCTCGCGGCGCTGGGCGGCGGTCTTCAACGGGCAATGGAGAAAGCCCAGGCGGCAGCACCGCTTGCCCAGCAAGGTATGCAGGTGATCGAGCGCGTGGCACCGGCGGCGCCTGCCGCTTTGGCGCAGGCATCGGCCGCGCAATCCTCGCCCGTGGTGCAGAACATCACGTTTCACGCAATGCATCTGACCGTGGCGCAGATCGCGGATGAATTGGAGCGCAGGAAGCGCATGGCGCAGGCGGGAGCCCTCTATGACGTGCCGCATGATTACGGTCAGTACGGGGGGGAGTGATGGCAGGCAGGATGATGCAGCTGGGCGCCTATCAGTTCAGCCTGGACAACGCGGCTTACCAGCGCCTCTACCGGTCCACCGAGTACCGCTGGGCAGCAATCGAGCGCATGGGCAAGAACGACGCCCTGCAGTTCACTGGACTGGGTGCAGATACTATGACGTTTCAAGGCACCATTTATCCCCACTTCAAGGGCGGCCTTGGCCAGGTCGACAAGATGCGGCTTTCGGCATCCATCGGGCTGCCTATGCCGCTGATCGCAGGCACGGGCAAGGTTCTCGGGCTGTGGGTGATCGAGCGCGTTGGCGAGGGGCAAAGCACCTTTGCAGAGAAGGGGGCCCCGCTCCGGCAGGACTTCACAATCAGTATTCGGAGGTATGATGGCGGACTCCGCAGTCTCTTACCGTTCTAAGCAGGGCGATACGGTCGACGAGATCGTCTGGCGCTACTACGGCAACCGGGTGGCCGGCGCATTGGAAACCGTGCTCGAGGCAAACCCAGGCCTTGCGGATCACGGTCCCTTTCTGCCTGTCGGCACACGTATACGGCTGCCGGAAATCGAAACACCGAAAGAGGTGGAGACCGTGAGCCTATGGGATTGACCGATTTCCGGCCCATGATGCGGGTCGAAGTGGATGGGGACGATATCAGCGGCATCCTTTCGCCGCGCCTGGCGGGCCTGACGCTGACGGATGCAGCCGGGGTGCAGTCGGATCAGGTCCAGATCGTTCTGAGCGATACAGAGCTGTTTGGCCGGATCAGAGAGCCGCGACAGGGGGCGGAAATCAAGGTTTGGCTGGGGCATGCGTTCCAGCTGAAATACATGGGCCTGTTCATTGCTGACAGCTTCGAGGTTCAAGGGCGGCCGGATCAGGCAGTGATCACCGGTACGGCATCCGTCAATGGGGAGACCACCACCGGCAAAACAGCGCTCACAGAGCAAAAAAAGCGCAGCTGGCCTCAGGGCACCACCGTCGCTGCAATGGTCGGTAAGATGGCCGGAGAACACCGCTTGAAGGCGTCTGTCGCGGAAAGCCTGCGAGAGATCGTACTGCCGCATATCGACCAGATTGACGAGAGCGATATAAACCTCTTGTCGCGGGTGGCCCGTGATCTGGATGCCATCGCCAAGCCCGGCAACGGCCGTTTGATCCTGGCCAAGCGTGGGGAGAGCCTTACCACCTCAGGGCAGCCTATGCCAGTCTTGCCAGTCACAGAGCGCGGCGTGAGCCGCTGGGCGTACCGCAACAGTCTGCGCGAAAAGGCGGGCTCTGTTGTGGCTGCGTATCAAGACTTGGGGCAGGGCAAGCAGCTTGAATGCATTGTGGGCGAGGGGAGCCCTATCATGCGCTTGAAACGCCGCTTCCCAGACAAGGACACAGCACAGCGGGCTGCTGATACTGAACTGCGGCGTCTGGGCCGCGCTGGGCGCGCGCTGTCGATCGATATGAAGGGGGACCCGGATGCGAAGGCGGAAGCCGTACTGCAGGCTGTGGGCTTTCGTTCTTTCATTGATGGGCCCTGGTTGATCGCCAGGGCCACGCACTCTCTGGATAGCGGCGGATACCGAACTGCAGTTGAGGCTGAACCGCTTGAGTAAGGCTTGGCGCGGAGTGTGCTATTTCCCACGTTCTGCAGATGCTTTCGGTTTGTCGTGGAAAATTTTAGCCCAAGCGTTTGAAAAGGCAAGATTTCCGCCAGCATCCAAATCCGGAGGTTTCTCGGAAAAGATCGGCCGTTCGAAACGATCAAACATGACTTGGAATGGGCACTATTCAGACACTCCAGTAGGGGAAGGCCGGGACGGAGCCGCCATTCGCCGCAAGTGCTGCTATGGCAGCCTCGAGCGTCGGCTTTACGATGGAAGGGGAACTTTGAATAGTTGCGGCCGCTAGAGCAGATGACAAGGTGTGACCGGTCGCTGAAACAACTGCCCTTCAGCCAAGTGTTCCGTTGCTCCTAGCTGCCTACGAATGCGCAAACAGCAGGCTCAATGTGAGAGCGCCTGTTTTCAGCTCTTAACCGGCGGAAATTCTAGGTTTCGGTAAACCAAAGATTTGCGACAATCTCTTGAGCTGTGCCTGTGGTGCTACCAGGCGCTCGGCTAGAGCAACATTTTCCTCTAATAGCGCGAGGCAAATTTCTTCCTCTAGATCGTTTGCCAGTTGCAGCAATAGATAAGCGGCTTCCGCGCTAGTCGTGTTATCATCAATAATCGTGGCTCTTCCCAGTCTGTTTGTGGATATCTGTGGCATTGTCCATTTTCCGGTTCGGCTTCATGTTCAAGCCTATCTGTACGAGATCCGTGATACCGTGGACTTATCGTTGACGTATCGTTGAATTTTGCAGGCGGTGTTGGAGGCATACATGAGACCTTGGGTGTTGAATCTGAAGGACGGGATTTTGTCATCGGGAACGAACCACTCAAAACTGTCGCCCAAAGCAACCGAGGTTCTGGAGTACTTGATATCTGAGGCAGGGGTGGTGTTGTCTCGAGAGGAAATACTTCAGGCTGTTTGGCAAGGCTCGTTCGTGAATCCTGACCTGGTACGAGAGTACATATTTGAGATCAGAAAGGCTCTTGGCGACGATGCTAAAAAGCCAGTTTACATCGAAACTGTAGGTCGGCGCGGATTTCGTCTCATTGGAGGTATTTCCACTCTGCCCGTTCCGACGTCATCCACAAAACCTTCTCCTGCACGGTCTGATACACTGCCGCCTGTGAAGTTCTGCCACTCGAAAGACGGCACTTCAATTGCACACACTGTTTCTGGCGAAGGTTATCCATTGCTGATTTCCGGAAGCTGGATGACACATCTGGAACAGGACTGGAGTAACCCGGCCTACGGAGACTACATACGGCATCTTTCAGACAGTTTTTCTGTCATCCGTTATGACCAGCGCGGAAATGGGTTGTCTGAATGGGTAGATGTCGACATCAGTTTTGAGCGCATGGTCGACGACATGGAAGTCGTGATCGATACTTACGACTATGAAAAGGTGGCCATACTAGGCTTGTCACAAGGTGCATCTGTGTCGGTGGCATATGCTCTTCGGCACCCGGGGCGAATTTCCCATCTTTTGTTAAGCGGGGGTTACTCAAGAGGACGCAGGCAGCGCGGCAATGAGGCGGAAATTGAAGAAAGCAAAGCTCTCGTCAATTTGATACGAAATAGCTGGGGAAACGAAAACCCTGCGATCCGGCAAATATTAACTTCCATGTTCATGCCGGACGCCACCAAAGAAGAAATGCAATGGTTCAACGAATTTCAAAGGATATGCGGGCCGGCTGAAAACATCGCCCAGTTTCGTGCCTTGTTTGACGACATAAACGTTGCCAGTTTGCTACCCAAAGTCTCGGTGCCCACATTGGTTCTTCACAGCAACAGGGATGCCATAGCACCACTTTCTGAGGGAAAACTACTGGCATCTGAAATCCCAGGGGCATCCTTTGTGCAACTGAACAGCCCCAATCACCTGCTCTTTGCGACAGAGCCGGATTTTGACAGAATGATAGCAAGTATCGACGACTTCATTCGAACTTAGCCTGCAATTCTTCGGTCAGCCTATGTTGAGAGTCCGCTGCCGGTGGTGCAAACTTTAGCGTCATGTACCTTGAGTGTCCGCATAGGCCTGTGAGCGGTATAATGCGTCTGCAGCTTCCAGGGCGGGCAAAGACGGCGGCAAAGGGCTCAGAGCACCCGGCTGAGCTCACTGCGGCGGATGGTGGGACCGAGCCCAGACTTCCTGATGTTGCGTTTGCCTTGAATGTCAGCTTTCCAAATTTCCAAAGCACTGGCTTAGAAGTTCCATGTTGAACTTCTCCATCGCGACCAGAGCCAGTTTGGTGCTTTCAAAAATGATCCCCGAATTAATAAGAACCAACTCGTTAAACGCCTCCGGTGGAGGTAATTTGATACCGTCAGTCACGACTGGCCCACTCCCAAAGCTCCCTTGCCACGACAGTAGAACGGGTTCGCGACAATAGTTCGATACGTCCCCGACTAACCCTTCATGTGCACGCGTAATTGCCCATGGCACCGGAACTGGGCCGAACCCAAAAACTGAATGCAACTTCAGATACGCCATGGGCGAGAAAACCGCGACCAAGCTTATAGCCAATGCCGAAGAAGCAACGATGAACGTGCTCCAAATCAGTACTTTCGAGACCAATCTGCGCCCTCCACTAGGAAAGAGGTGGTCGCCAGCCTTGTCGTCTACAAGGCGGCACTATCTTTTAACATTCTGGACATTGACGCAATCGCGGTGAAAGAGCGCTAGGTCCCGCGTAGCGGTCTTGCCGGAACCAGGCGTTGAGTGTCTGCTATGCGCCGTTCGCGATGTGCTGCACTTGCGAGAAGCTGCTTGATGGCGGACGGCAGCAAAGGGCTCCAATCCGTATGTCTTAGCTTGTCGCAGGGGATGACAAGATCGAACCCAAACCCGCTGCTAGCGAAGATAAGTTTCACGGAATGTTTCGCCAACAGAGGCAAGGCTTACTGAAAATACTCGCCATATTCCTTCTTGAGAAACTCTTCGGGCGGTTGGTCAACTTTGCATATGTGATCTGGGCCAAATTCAATTAAGTCGCCCCGAAAAAGCTTAAGGTTTTCTGCAGTTCCGGGGTCGCTATCAAGGACGCCTTGATAGCCCCTGGGTAGAACGGCGATAACAATCACCCACATCCTATCAATGCCACGGTCAATGAGTTTTCCGGCCTCACGCGTTTCAATATCGAACAAAAGCTGCACCGCTTCACCTCGTTCCAATGAACTGCGTCGCTCCTTCGAAGGTATCTTGAACGTGTCTGGAAACGCGTCGTTCCGCGCGACCGCTGAACTCAGCATCCAGCCAGTTTGTACGAGTCCTGGATCTCTCAATTTACGTTCCACCTGGAAATTCTACGATGACTGGAAAGAGAAGTGTATCGAGCTGACAAGTCGGGTCAACGACCGCTCTATTGTCCTGCGTTAGTCGTCCTGTCAACGGCCGCTTAGAGCCGGTTGCGTCGCGCTGCGCAAGCGAAGGCCTTGCAAGCGATCAAAGTCCGCTAAGGGCTCGGAGCAACAGAGAGCGGGTGATCATCCTCAAAGCCGCCACGAATTGTGCAGTATTCATCCAAAGTTGATGAATAACGGTTTCCCATGTTCCGCCAATGTTTACGGTTTGTCTTGGGAAATTTTTAAGCCAAGCGCCTGAAAAGGCCTGATTTTCATCAGCCTTGAAAACCGTTGAACGTGAGAGCGTTCCCAGGGTTCGAATCCCTGTCTCCCCGCCACTAAATCAA